AAAAAACATGAGTTTGTCCGAGTCGGAGCGTCCGGGGGTTATTGGCGGTGAGCGTCGCAAAGGAACATCTTAAAAAACTCTACGCCGCTGAAACAGCCGTGCAGATCCTTGAGCGTGAGGTCCAGAGAAGCAAGGACGAAAACATCAAGGAAAGACTCGAAGAGGCAAAGCGGCAGTACGAGGAAATTAGGGAGAGCATCACGAAGCAGATCGTGTCTCTCCCTGATGGGCGTTTCCAGAAGGTTCTCTATTTGGCCTACGTGGAAAAACTCCCGATCTGGAAGATCGCCCGGAAGATGAACTACTCACAGGATCATGCGAATAAGCTACACAGGCTCGCTTTGGAATCGTTTGAAAAGGTGGTTCTGAAGGGGGCGGAATAAATTGAATCTGAAACCAGTATGCGCGCGAAAGATGACCACTCAATGACGGTTTTTTCGTGGTAAGAGTGGGGAAAGAGAGGAAAAGAAAATGCGAAAGAAACAGCTGGAAGAGTATTGCAAGACGATTGAGGAACGAAACCTTCGTCTGCGCAGGGAGATCGACGAAGTGAAAAGAGGATCTGCAGACGTCGGACGGATGACGGACGCGATTCTCTATGAAGTCGTCAAGAAGTACGGAGACCTTGAGATCGATCTCCCGACGATCGGGAACGAGGTGTCGTTCAAGGTAGAAGATAAAAAGCTGTTCATCACGAAAAAGGACGCACAGGAGCCTATTAAATCCTGCGGAGAGACATGCCAAGAAAAGGATATTACGACCGAATCGTAAAGAACCGTTTTGATGAAATAGAGGCGTGGTTACGGGACGGAATGACGGACGCGCAGATAGCGAATAGATTAAGAATATCGCCGGCGACACTAATCAGATACAAAAACGAACACGAAGAGTTTGCAAAACTCATGAAGCGCACCAAGGATTACGTTGACAACGTGGAGATGGTCGGCGCGTACAAGAGAAGAGCTGAAGGGTACACCGTAGAAACCACACGAAAAAAGTACATTTACAAGATAAAAGAGGACGGTACCACACAGAAGATCCTCGTCAGCGAGGAAGTGAAGGAAGTCCACGTGCCGGGTGATGCCAGAGCCATGGAAAACTGGTTAAGGGTTCGCCAGAAGGATACTTGGGGTGGAGATACCGTACAGGAGACTGCCGATTCCGGCGTGATCGTACTGCAGGAGCGCGACGATGGCTAACGTGATCTGGCGGCCGCAGCCGAAACAGGCAGCGTTCATGGCACGACCGGAGTTTGAAGCGCTCTACGGCGGTGCGGCAGGTGGCGGAAAGAGCGACGCTTTAGTCATCGAAGCTCTGCGTCAGGTGCATATTCCACACTACAAAGGGCTGATCCTTCGGAAGACGTTCCCACAGCTGTCGGAACTGATCGATAAAAGCCAGAAGTATTACACGAGGGCTTTTCCCGGCGCGAAGTATTCGGAGACTTCTCATACTTGGAAGTTTCCGTCAGGCGCGAAGATCCGGTTCGGCAGTATGCAGTACACCAAAGACCGGCTGAACTACCAAGGACAGGCGTACGATTACATCGCGTTCGACGAACTGACACACTTCACGGCAGACGAGTACATGTACATGATCTCCCGGTGCCGGCCGAACGGCGAAGGGACGAAGTGCTACATCAGAGCCACGGCAAACCCCGGCGGAATCGGTCATGCGTGGGTGAAGGACAGATTCATTACTGCCGGTTCACCGATGCAGACCATCTGGGAAGAGATCGAGTACGTGGACGATAAGGGAAAGAAACATACTTCCAAGCGGTCAAGGGTGTTCATCCCTTCAACAGTCTTTGATAATCCGGAGTTACTGAAGAACGATCCGGGATACGTTGAAAACCTTGCGTCGTTGCCAGAAGCAGAACGGAATGCGCTTCTATACGGCAATTGGGACACGTTCAGCGGACAGGTGTTTACCGAGTGGAGAAACGATCCGTCACATTACGAGGACAGAACCTTCACCCACGTAATCAATCCGTTTGTGATTCCGCAGGACTGGTCGGTGTGGTGTTCGATGGACTGGGGCTATTCAAAGCCTTTTTCCATCGGGTGGTACGCGGTAGACAGAGACAGACGGCTTTACAGGATCCGCGAGTTTTACGGATGCACAGGTGCGCCGGACGTGGGCTTAAAGATGGAACCGTCTGAAGTCGCCCGGAAGGTGAAGGAGATCGAGGAATCGGATCCGAACCTGAAAGGGAGACAAATCCACAGAGTCGGAGATCCGGCCATCTGGGGAACACAGGGCGCTGAATCGATCGGGACGCTTTTCGAACGAGAGCGGATTTACTTTGAAAAGGGAAATCACGACCGCATAGACGGAAAGATGCAGATCCATCACCGCCTGGCGTTCGATGAGAACGGGATCCCTCTTCTCTACGTGTTCAAGACCTGCAAGCATTTCATCAGAACGGTGCCGGCGCTGGTGTACAGCGAGAGCAACGTGGAAGACGTGGACACGAACACCGAAGATCACATCTACGATGAGTGCTTGGTGGGCGAAACAAAGGTCTGCACGAAAGACGGAATGAAACCGATAGAGGATCTCGTCGGAACGAGCGGAAAGGTGCTTTCACACGACGGAAAGTGGCACGAGTACCATTCCGTACGGAAGACGAAAGAGAACGTGAAGGTGTTCACGATCGAGATGGAAGACGGAACGAAGATCACTGCTACGGAAAACCACCCGTTCTTGCTATCAGACGGAACGTGGAAACGGTTGAACGAGCTGAAAGAGTCGGATCCGTTGTGGCAGATGACGGAAGCCGGGCAAGTGAAGATCAAGAGCATCACCGAAGCCGGAACGGCCGACACCTTCAACATGGAAGTGGACGAGACGCACGATTACGCGATCGAAAACGGAGTGATCTCCCACAACTGCCGCTATGTCGCAATGAAGAATCCGATAGCGCCTCAAGTAAGAGTAACACCGAAGAAGAAGGAATATGATCCTCTTTCGACGGATGAAATAACGTACGATCCGTACGGATGGTACAGAAAGTATTAAAGGAGAACAACAATGAACGTGCAGAACTACAAACTCAAACCCGTCACCATCAACTGGGCATCGATCACGCTTCCGCTTCTTGCCGGTACCCCGATCGGAGCGGACGGAACCATCCAGAACGACGGAGACGCAATCGGTCTCGTCATCGACACCATCACGGTTAGGCCGCTTTTCGATAGCATCTATGTTCTGATCGCCGGCGACATCGACGAAGAGGACATCGAGTACGATTCCCTTGACGACGCGGCCATCGCGGCGCTTGGCGGAATCAGGATCTTTGACGAGAACGGTGCGCTTGTGGTGCCGGATACTTCTTCGGAGGAATGAGGTTAAAACATGCCCGGAATCTTTTACGGCAAAGAAAAACAGCCCTTAAACGGCGATGATCTCGTCACGACGGTAAATATGCCTGTCGATGAGACCGTCGCCGAAAATGCGGCAAATTTGGAGCCACAGAGCGTGATCGGAGAGCTGGAGATCAAGACTGCTGCGGAGATCCTGCAGAAGTACAGAGCCGGCAAAGCGAATCTTGAGTCCAGAGTGGTCGAGGATGAAGAGTGGTGGAAACTTCGCCATTGGGAAGTCATTAGACCGAAGAAGGAAGAAGGCGACTTTACCCCGGAACCGTCGTCCGCTTGGCTCTTCAATGCGATCATCAACAAACACGCCGACGCGATGGACAACTATCCGGTACCGGCGGTACTTCCGAGGGAGAGATCAGATGAGAAAAGCGCGGATCGCCTGACGGAGATCCTGCCTGTCGTCATGGAGTACAACAACTTCGAGAAGACGTACTCGGAAAACTGGTGGGAGAAACTGAAGCACGGCACGGCCGCGTACATGGTGCTTTGGAATCCGCAAAAGGAAAACGGTCTGGGCGACGTGGACATCAAGGCAATCGACATGCTTTCCGTGTTCTGGGAGCCGGGCATCATGGACATCCAAAAGAGCGCGAACCTGTTTGTCGTGGATCTGGTAGATGAAACGGTGCTGAACGAGATGTACCCGGCAATGAAGGGCAAATTCTCGACGGACACCGGCATTTCCACATCACAGTACAAGTACGACGACACCGTCGATACTTCCGACAAGTGTCTCGTGGTTGATTGGTACTACAAAGTGCAGACTCCTGACGGAAGAACACTTCTGCATTACTGCAAATTCTCCGGATCCGCTGTGCTTTACGCGTCTGAAAACGATCCGACGAAGAGAGACAGAGGCTATTACGATCATGGCAGATACCCGGTGGTGTTTGACGTCATGTTCCCGGAAAAAGGCACTCCTGCCGGCTTCGGGTATGTTGCGATCTGCAAGGATCCGCAGATGTACATCGACAAATTGTCGGGGAACATCCTGCAGACTTCCATGATGGGAACCAAGAAGCGGTTCTTCGTGTCGTCTTCGACGGCAATCAAGGAAGACGAGCTGATGGACTGGAACAAACAGGTCGTCCATGTCGAAGGTGAGTTATCCGACGCGAGGATCCAAGAGATCCGCGTGGAGCCTCTGGCACCGATCTATCAGAACGTCCTGCAGATGAAGATCGAGGAACTGAAGGAGACTGCCGCGAACCGTGACGTCACAAACGGCGGTACGACTTCAGGTGTTTCCGCTGCAGCGGCGATTGCGGCGTTACAGGAAGCAGGGAACAAGGTCTCCAGAGACATGATCGCCTCTTCCTACAGGGCGTACACGGAGATCGTGGACTTAACGATCGAACTCATCCGGCAATTCTACGACTTTGCACGGTCATTCCGCATCACCGGCCAGCAGATCGGAGACTATGAGTTTGTCGAGATGAGCAATCTGTTGCTAAAGCCGCAGAAGACCGGCACGAACGTAGAGGGAGAAACCCTGTATCGGCTTCCGATCTTCGATCTAAAGGTAAAGGCGCAGAAGAGGAATCCGTTCTCTCGTATGGAAGAGAACGAGCGAGCCAAGGAACTGTATTCGATGGGGTTCTTCGATCCGTCGAGAGCGCAGGAAGCATTGAACGCGCTGGAAATGATGGATTTTGAGGGCATCGAACAGGTGAAAGAGCGGATCGCGGAAGGCGCCACTCTTATGAACATCATCCAGCAACAGGGACAGCAGATCGCGCAAATGCAGATGATGCTCGGAATGGCTCCGCAGATGCAGAGTAGTCCTTCACCGGCAACGGCAAAAGAGCCTCCGAAGGGTGATTCGCTCGCCGGTGAAGTGATGAAAGCACAAACGCCGATGACTTCCTACGGGGAGAGACTGGCGAAGAGAGCAGGGGCGGACATGAACGTGCCCGGTAAGATGGCAGAGGTGACGAAGTGACAAGCGTACTCGCAAGAGAAAATGACGGAATATTCACGATCGACTTGAATGGACACGCCACAGGGAAGGATCCGAAGGTGTGTACCGCCATTTCTGCGATCACCTGTGCCTTGGAGTTGTACTGCAAGAATCACGACGTCAGGTACTCGGTCTCAAAGGGAGACGGACAATTCTACATCAGTTTCACCGGGAACAAGACCGAGTGCAAGGCGATCTATGATTTCGTCGTTTTCGCGCTTTACGAGATCCAGCACGATTTCGACGGTTACGTCAACGTGAAAATGGTTTAACCATTTTTACCATAAAAGCCACACGAGAGCTTATCTCGCGATTATGAAAGGAGCAATATGCTTGATTTTATGTTTGTGCCGATGATGCTTGACCGGTTTGAGGGCGACGGCTCTGCAGCGGCGGCCGGCACAGAGGGCGGAACAGAAAGTGCGTCTCCCACCCGGACGCAGAAGGGCGAAACGATCCTTTACGGCAAACAGCCCGTACAGGAAGAAAAAGAAGAGGCGGTCGCCGCGCCTGTTGACAAGGAAGCGCTGAAGAAGGAGTTTCAGGAGCTTGTTCGCGGAAAGTACAAAGACGAGTACACGAAGGCGACCCAAGACATCATCAATAAGCGTTTCAAGGAATCGAAACAGCTGGAAGAAGCGAACAAGGAATACCGGTCGGTCATCGACGTACTGAACCAGAAGTACAACACGTCCGACACAAAGGCACTCCTTGAAGCGATCAACAACGACACCGGGATGTGGGAAGACGCGGCCGACGAAGCCGGCATGACGGTCGAACAGTACCGGAAGTTCAAACAGCTGGAGAGAGAGAACGCCGAGCTGATGCGTGAAGCCAACGAGCGGCAGACCAAAGAAAAGGTCGATAAGCAGATGGCCGAATGGTATCAGGAAAGCGAGGCACTGAAAGAGAAATTCCCCGAATTTGATCTGCAAAACGAGACGCAGAACCCACATTTCCTCGCGATGCTGAAAAGCGGAGTACCGATGGAACACGCGTTCAAGGTCATCCACATGGATGAAATCGTCACAAACGCGATGAAGACCACACAGGCGCTCTCCGAAAAGCGAGTGGTGGACAACATCAGGGCTCGCGGATCACGGCCGGTCGAGAACGGGGCAGGCTCACATTCCGCATTTACGGTCAAGAACGATGTCACCAAACTGACGAGGGCTGACCGTGCGGCAATCGCAGAAAGAGTGCAAAGAGGCGAACGCATATCGTTCTAAACCAAACCTCTTTGCAAAGAAAGAGGTAAAAAAATGAAAGAATTGAAAGACATGATCCGGATCCAGATGATCCTCGACAGATTCAACAACACCAACAAGTCTACGGACACGACCGCGACGACCGGCAACGACCTGTCGCCGGAAATGAAGACTTACTACAGCGATTATCTTATCGATCTGGCAGAGCCGGAGCTGGTTCACGATCAGTTCGGTCAGAAGAAACCGATCCCGAAGAACGGCGGTAAGACGATCGAGTTCCGCAAGTACGATTCCCTTGCCAAGGCAATGACGCCGCTCACCGAAGGTGTCACGCCGAACGGCCAGAAGATGAACGTAACCACCATCACGGCGACCGTCGCACAGTACGGCGGATACATCGAGCTGGCGGACGTCCTGCTGCTTACGGCCATCGACAACAACCTTGTCGAAGCGACGAAGCTGATCGCAAGTCAGGCCGGTCGTACCCTTGACACCGTCACTCGTGAAGTCCTTTGCGGCGGCACGAACGTGTATTACTGCGGTGGTAAGACTTCTCGTGCGGCTCTTGTCGGTGGTGCTTCCAGCGGCAACTGCTATCTCACGGTTGACGACATCCGTCGGGCTGTCCGTGCTCTTAAGAATCAGAACACCCAGAAGGTGAACGGCTTCTATTGGGGCATCATCCATCCGGACTGCGAGTACGACATCATGAGCGACGCGGATTGGAAGTATCCGCATCAGTACAAGGATACCACGAACCTTTACGAGAACGAGCTCGGCGAAATCGCCGGCGTCCGTTTCGTAGAGTCCACGGAAGCGAAGATCAAGCACAATGCCGGTATCGACAACGTGACTTCCAATGCACGTGACGTGTATCTGACACTGATCGGCGGCGCGAATGCTTACGGCATCACCGACGTCACCGGCGGCGGCCTGCAGCACATCGTGAAGCCTCTGGGATCCGGCGGCACGAGCGATCCTCTCGATCAGAGAGCGACGGTCGGCTGGAAGGCTCTCAAGACAGCAGAACGTCTTGTCGAGCAGTACATGATCCGCGTGGAATCCACTTCCACCTTCAACGATCATACGGCTGACAACTGACAAACCTAACGGGGGACGGGCATAGTCCCGTCTCCCTAACAAAGAAAGGAGCATTTATGGCTACCAAAAAAGCAGAAGTAGCAGAAGAAGTAAGAGAAGAATTGGATCCGATGCGTAAAGTCACGATCCGCTTGTTCAAGGATTCCGGGAAGTACAAGGACGACATGATCGTCGGGCTGAACGGAAGAATGTACCAGATCCAGCGCGGCAAGGAAGTCGAAGTGCCGTGGGCAGTCGCGGAGATCATCAGAGAGTCTCTGGAACAGGATCAGGCGACCGCAGAACTCATTATGAGAGAAGAGCAGAATTATCACGACAATGTTGAGCGCAGACTCGACTGATTAAGAGGACAACAATGAGCAGAATCATCGAATTGACAATAGACAATGAATGGATCAGAGGCGACCGCGTGTTTGCCGGTGCTTCCGGAAGCCACGATGACGTCATCCTTCGGATGGATTTTAAGTCTATGTGGGACGGACTGACAAAGACCGTCGAGTTTCAGGACGCGTATCACGAGAACGCGGTGGTCATCATCCTAACGACTGATATGCTCGTTGAAGATACGGAAAACACCTACGACGTGCCGATTCCTGCAAAAGCCAAGGCATTTGCCGGGAAGATGGTGGTCACGGTAAAGGGCGTGACGGTCGAAAACAACGTGGAGACAAAGGCCGTTTTAACGGTCTACGGCGAGTTTGAAGTAAAGGAATCGCTTTGGAACGCTTCCGCTGAAGTAGTTGCTGACATAACCCCAACTCTTGCTTCACAGCTACAGGCGGAAGTGGATTCAATAAAGTCGACGATCGTACAAGCGGTCGGAGCGGCAGAGGACGCGGCACAGTCTGCCGCAGCGGCTCTGCAAAGTGCATCGGACGCAGAAGACGCAGCTGACGCGGCCGAAGCATCCGCAGCCATCGCGACGGCGGTCGTCGACATGACCGTTTCCTCGGAGACGAAAAACTTTAACGAGCCGGCGTCTGTCACAAAGACAGAATCTTCGGGCGTTTACAACCTTCACTTCGGGATCCCGAAAGGCACGCCGGGTGTTTCCGTTCAGGCAGGAAGTTATTTTGGTTTTTACATAGATGAAAACAGCCATCTGCACGTCGTGTATGCGGATGAATCTGCCGACAATCCGACGTTTACGATCAACGAAGACGGCCATCTCATCATGACGTTGGCGTAAGGAGTGCATATGTTAGACATTGATCTTGGCTCGATTAAGGGCTCAAAGGGCGACAAGGGCGATCCGGGTTCTCCGATCGTCATATCCGGCGAGATCGACGAGGATTCCACGGATAGTGAGGCGGCGAGCGCAAAGGCGGTTTACGACTTGTTTGTGGCCGTGATGGAG